CCCCTAGATGCCCTGTACGGCCTTCCTAGGCCCGTCGTAGGCATCTGGCTTCTGAAGCTCGTCTGGCGCGTCCGGTGGCCAGGTCGGATCAGCGAGGTGCGCCAGTCGTCGCCGGACGACGTTGGCTTTCGCGTTCGCGTCTCGGCACAGATCCTGCAGCGTGCGGCCGAGAGTTGCCAACTCCTCCTCGGTCCAGTTACCAGTCTCGAGCAACTTCTTGGCGCGCTTAGCAAGTTTCGTGGCTATGCGCTGCTTCCGATCCTCGAATGTCCGGTCAACGTGTTGGCCGGCGAGGACGTTGCATGACCCGCAAGACGCCACCTTGTAGAGCAGATATCGGGAAATCAGTCGGTGGTTCCCTGAGACGAACCACTGTGGCGTTGTATGGTCGATCGTGTCGGGTAGCTCACCGCAATACGCGCAGCGGTGACGAGGCCCACGAAATTCGTAGACCACCTCCAGTGGTCGGTTCAGTGTGCTCACAGCCGGAATCCTCCTGCAACGAGGGTGATGGCCAGGTCCTGGTCCAGCGTCTGAAGCGCCGGATCAGGATCGCAACATTCTATGACATAGTGTCATTCATATCAATGGCTTGTGTGCCGGAACCGCCAAAACGCCCCTGGCGCGTTCCAGGGGGCGCCGCGTGAGCCATGCGCCACGCTCACGCCATCGTTGACAGGGAACCGGACAGGGGGTTAGATGCCTGCGCAACGCCGATTCTCACGGCGTGCGGATGCTATTGGGCCGTCTGCCAAACCCACCCACAGGCCGAATTCTGGGGCAGATCCAACCTCATCCGCCAGGGCTTCAAAGCCTACTGTCCAACCTACATCACCCGCCGCCGTGATCGGGCGCTCCCCACACTCTGGCACCAGGTCGAGGCGCCTCTGTTCACCGGCTACATCTTCGTGAACCTCGGCGACAACGAGCCTTGGTTCGCAATCCGCCGCACCCCAGGCATCCGGCAAATCATGCTGTCCTCATTCGCCAATCCGCACCACGTGCCCCATGGCGTTGTGGAAGCGCTACAGGCCACACAGGCGGCGCGCCGTAGCGCCGATGCCGGTCGCACGTCGTGGGCACCAGGCACCGCCTGCAGGCTCGCCGCTGGCCCAATGCGCGGTCATGACGCCGTGGTGATCGGCACACGCGACGGCCGCACGCTCGTCGGCGTCATGTGCTTCGGCGCAATGCGCGAGGTTGCGGTTGCAACCGATTGTCTCATGGCGCGCGAGTAAATCCAAACTAGACACAGACGGATAATGGCTACTGGTGGACGGAATGGCGGGGCCAAGACGGGCGGCCGACAGAAAGGCACGCCGAACAAGATCAACGCCGACTTGCGCGGCATGATCCTCGGCGCGCTCGCGGGTGCTGGCGGACAGGATTACCTGCAACGCCAGGCCGATCAGAACCCGGCCGCGTTCCTCACGCTCGTCGGCAAGGTGTTACCCACGCAACTCGTCGGCGATCCTGACCATCCGATAACCTACGTGCTGCGCGCACCGTCACCCGTCGAAAGCGCTGACGAATGGCTGCGATTGCACGCGCCGTCCGACAGCAGAACCGATGCAAAGCCAGTCATCGAGCATGAGCCAGTGAAGGATGGTATCGAATGAAACTACCGCGCTCGCCAGTCAGTCGGCGCCGGATGTTTCAGATGAAACTGCACCAGCTTCGTAAGCCACGCAGCAACGCGCCACGGGATCTCAACCTCGCCGCGTTCCCATGCTAGCGGCAGGTTGGTGTCGCACTTGATGTGCCGGACCAGCTCTCGCTTTGACCAGCCCAGCACATCGAGCGCAGCAGTGAACTCAGTAGGGGTCATTCAGTTGTGCCCCTTCGCTACGTCACGCAGCCAGTGCAGGCGGAACTCGCGGCGGATGATGGTGCGGATGATGTATCCAGCCTTCGGATGGCGAGCCACGTTCAGCGGGTGGCGGGCAATGATCGCAGCGGCTTTGAGGTAGTAGGTCATCACTCAGCGTCCTCGGTTACGGTGACATCCTCAAGCAGCGCAGTGCTGTCGTAAGGCTCGGTCTTGGCATCGCAGCACGGGCAATATGCCGGCGCAACGACCATCGCCTCGTCGCTCCATTCATTCGGGCAGGCGTCGCAGAGGTAGTGGTTGCGGAAGATGCGGAAGGCTTTCATGGCTCAGGCCCGATCCGCTTGCTCAGTAGCTAGGAAGAACTCCGCATCTGCGAGCTTCAGCGGCATGTTACGCATTTGCCGCATCGACCAGTAAGTCGCACGCATGCGGCCATTGCCGCATCGACCAGTAAGTCGCACGCATGCGGCCATTCTTGTCAGCCGCAATCTTGATCGTGAGGCGGAAGCTGTAACCAGGCGTCTTGTCGGTGTTGGTCATCTGTCTGTCTCCGGTTTCGATAACGACAAAATAGCGTTGGAGACTGGCAATGTCAACGACAGAATGGCGTTGCGATGCAGTTATTTTCTGGCGCTAACATCGTGCAATGTCGTGACGTATCCGCAAACGACCGTATGAAGGGGTGGCCGCGTGCCTGACGACGCCGATCTCGTAACCGTATGGGAAGCTCAACCAGGCCCGCAGGCAGCGTTCGTCGGCTGCCCGATCTTTGAGATATTTTTCGGTGGGGCCAGGGGCGGAGGCAAGACCGATGCCGTTCTCGGCGAGTGGGCGCTGCACGCCGACGAATATCGCGCCGACGCTATCGGCCTCATGGTTCGGCGCACCCGCATCGAGTTGCTGGAAACATACGAACGCGCGCGGCTGATCTATGCCAAGCTCGGCGCCTCGTTCACCCAGAACCCAATGCGTGTCGTCATGCCGAACGGCGCACGCCTGACGTTCGCCTACCTTGAGCGCGACGCCGACGCCGAGCAATACCAGGGTGCGAGCTACACTCGTGTATACATCGAGGAAGCCGGAAATTTCCCGTCGCCCGTGCCGATCATGAAGCTGATGGCGACGCTACGTTCCGGCGCTGGCGTACCGACCGGCATTCGTCTCACCGGCAATCCTGGCGGGCCTGGTCACCAGTGGGTGCGCGCTCGTTACATCGACCCGGCCCCGATGGGCTGGCGCAGAATACGCAGTGCCGAGGGCCTGGAGCGCATCTACATCCCATCGCGTGTCGGCGATAACCGCTATCTCGGCAGCGACTACGTGCAGCGCCTGCGCTCGTCCGGCAGTCCCGAGCTGGTGCGTGCGTGGCTCGAAGGTGATTGGTCAGTTGTCAGCGGCGCGTTCTTTCCCGAGTTCAGCATGGAGCGCCATGTTATCGCACCGCGCGCTATCCCCGAGCACTGGGCGAAGTTCCGTTCGTTCGATTGGGGCAGCGCGCGGCCGTTTGCTTGCCACTGGTGGGCGGTGTCGGACGGCAGCGTCAATGATATCGCGCGCGGTGCGCTTGTCTGCTACCGCGAGTGGTATGGCATGAAACCAGGCGAGCCCAACGTCGGGCTGCGCCTCACCTCTGAGGCCATCGCCGCCGGCATCAAGCTGCGCGAGGAAGACGACGGGCCGATTATTGGTGTGGCAGATCCGGCGATGTTCGCCGAGGACGGCGGGCCATCGATCGCACAACGCATGATCGTGCAGGGCGTGATATTCCGACCGGCCGACAATAAGCGGGTTGCAGGTCGGGGCGCGATGGGCGGCTGGGACCAGGTGCGTGCGCGGCTTGAGGGCGACGCTGACGGACGCCCGATGCTACTGCTGTTCAGCACCACCCGTGATCTGATCCGCACGCTGCCGGCGCTGCAGCACGACGATGCGCGGCCCGAGGATGTGGACAGCGACATGGAGGACCATGCGCCGGATTCGTGTCGCTACGCATGCATGTCGCGGCCGTTCGTGCGGGATACTGTCAAGCCGGTCGTGCGGGACAGCTGGGACCATGCGTTCCAGCGTGCCCGGCAGTCCGAGGTCGCAAATTGGCGCGTAGCGTGACACGCACGCCGCATCAGGAATACGTCGCAGCGCTGGCGGCATACAATGCGGCACAGGCACGGTTGATCGAAGCTAGGCGGCATTACGATCCCAAGACAGCGCCCGAAGCGATCGAGCGGCGGAAGGCTAAGTCAGCAGAATACCGGGCCAAGTTGCGCGTGGAGCGCAATACGCCAGAGGCTAAGGCCGACCGTGAGCGCATACGACAAGAGTATGAGCGATGGCTGCAGGACTTGGCGAACATCGGGCAGGCAGCGGTCGAGTGCCAAGAGAATATGCCGGATGTTCTGCGTATTATAACCCGCGTTGGTGATCGTTCATGACCGAAACCCTCTCAGGCGCGCGGTTCAGCCGCCTCGTTGGCCACGATCCCGACAAGTGGGCCGCCGCGTTTCTCGGTGCCTACGCGCAGTCCGATGGTGTCCGCACCGACGCCGACCGCCAGGCGTTCGTAGCCGCGTGGTTCCGTGATGCGATGGACGCCGCGGTCAAGGCGGCCGCGCCGCAGAGCTTACAGGTGGCGTTCCAGAATGCGCCCGCGTGGCCGACCGAATAGCTGATCACGCATGTCCGGCTGGCTCAGTCGCCTGTTCGATCCCACGGTGCTGCCGCAGGACTACAGCGCGCCGGCCAATCAGCTCGGCCCGTTGGCGCAGCAGGTCATGCGCAACCCGGTGGGGACGGAGACGACCTCGCCCTATGCGTCGCAGTCCGTGGGCGTGCCGTCAGGCCCGTTCAACCCGATCGAGGCGATGACATCGAGTGGCCAGCCGATCCTGGGTACGGACATGGATCGTGCGCGGGCTGCGGTGGCGCAGGGCATGCAGGAGGCGCCGGCGATGGTGCTCGGCATGGTGGGCGACGCGCCGGGCGGCAAGGGCTTCACCGCGTATCATGGCAGCCCGCATTCGTTCGATGCGTTCGACACGGCGGCGATCGGCACCGGCGAGGGCGAGCAGGCTTACGGGCACGGGCTGTACTTCGCGGACAAGGAAGGGATTGCGCAGGGATATCGGGATAAGTTGTCGGGTGATGCGGCCGAGGTGGGGCGGTTACTGCAGAAACATAACGGCGACGCGGATGCGGTGCTCACCGAACTGCTGAACAATTCACCGAATGGCCCGAGCATCGCGCAGTTCGATGCTCTGGGCCAATATCGGCGAACCGGGGTAATGCCTGATCCAGGCCACATGTACGAGGTGAACATCAACGCCCCGCCCGAGCATTTCCTCGACTGGGACAAGCCGCTGAGCGAGCAGCATCCGGTGGTACAAGAGGCGTTGATTAAAGCCGGGCTGTTCAAGGGCCAGAACCCGACAGTGGCTGATCTGGCTGACGTTAAGATGACGGGCGGCGATGCGTACAAGACACTCCAGTCGGAAGCGCGCGGTGGCCCCGTGCTTCTTGGGAATAATGCCGGCTCACCGCATGCTGCTGACGCGCTGCGCGACGCCGGCATCCCCGGAATAAGATATTTGGACGCCGGCTCTCGCGGTGCCGCCGAGGGCACGCGCAATACAGTTGTGTTCGATGCCAATACGCTAGAGATCCTGCGCAAATACGGCATTGCCGGCCTGATGGCAGGTGGCGCCGGTGCCATCGCCGGAACCCAGCAACCGCAGCAATGAGCGACACCGCGCTACACGTCCATATCCACGAGCCGCGTGGCCCGTCCACGCCGCCGGCCGTCGCTGACCTCACCAGCGGCGGCGACGAGTATCCGCGCGATCTCGATGATCTGCACGGCCGGCTGGTGCGTTGGTTCGAGGAATCAGAGATGGCGCGGCAGGACGAGATCAGCCTGGCGCAGCGCGACCGCGAGTATTTCGACCACGTCCAATGGACCAAGGACGAACTGGACGAATTTAAGAAGCGCGGCCAGCCCGCCATCGTCATCAACAAGATCCACGACAAAGTCTCGCTGCTCTGCGGCATGGAGCGCAAGGCACGCACCGATCCCAAGGCGTTCGCGCGCACGCCGGCCGAGGACGACCGCGCCCTGGCCGCTACGCAGGCGCTGCGGTTCATCAGCGACGACAACGAGTTCAGTTTGGTGCGCTCGGCCGTGTTCGAGAACATGCTGATCGAGGGCGCCGGCGGCGCGGAACTCGGTCTTGAGGATGACGGACAGGGCGGCGCGAACATCACGATCACGCACGTTCCGTGGGATCGTATCTTCTACGATCCGCATTCCCGCTCGATGGATTTCAGCGACTGCCGATACAAGGGCTTGGTCATTTGGATGGACCGCGACCAACTCGAGGGCCTGTATCCCGAGGGCGACGACGTGATCGAGGCGTCGTTCAGTAGCACAGACTTCTACTACAACGACAGACCGGAAACCGCATTCTGGACCGACAACCGGCGGCGCCGCGTGCGTGTCGTGCAGTGCCATTGGGACGAGCGCGGTACGTGGTGGCAGGCGACGATCACGAAGAACGGCATTCTGGCCAATCCGCAGCGCAGTCGGTTCAAGGATCGCAAGGGTAAGAGCGCGTGCAGCTTGCTGTTGCAGTCGGCGTATATCAACCGGGAGAACCAGCGCTACGGCATGGTGCGTGGGCTGATCAGCCTGCAGGACGAGATCAACAAGCGGCGTAGCAAGGCGCTGCATCTGCTGTCGGTGCGCCAGGTGGTGGCAGAGCAGGGCGCGGTGCAGGACGTGGACAAGGCCCGCCGCGAGGTGGCCAAGCCGGACGGCTACATCGAGGTGATGCCGGGCTTGAAGTTCGAGATCGAGCAGAGCGCGGATCTCGCGACCGGGCAGTTTCAGTTGCTGCAACATGCGACAGCGGAAATGCAGCTATCGGGGCCTAATGCGGCGATGTCGGGCACCGATCCACGCGAACTTAGCGGGCGGGCGATCCTGGCCCAGCAGGCGGGCGGTGCGGCGCAGAACGAGCCGTTGGCCGACGCGCTGCGCTACTGGTCACGGCGGGTCTACGAAAGCTGCTGGATGGCGGCGCGGGAATACTGGTCCGGCGGCAAGTGGGTGCGGCTCACCGACGAACTGAACGGCACGACGTGGGTTGGCATTAACAGGCCGATCCGGGTGATGGACCGTCTCGCGGCGATGCCCGAGCAGCAGCGTATGATGATGATGCAGCGCATGCAGTTGCATCCCGACGATCCTCGGTTGCAGCAGGTGGTCGGCATCGAGAACGACATTACCGACCTCGATGTGGACATAACGATCGAGGAAGGCATCGATATTCCGAGCCTACAGCAAGAACAATTCGCGACACTAGTGCAACTAGCTGGTATGCAACCTGGGCTTATTCCGGGGGATGTTCTGATCGCTGCTTCTGGGCTGCAAGACAAAGAACAACTGCTCCAGCGGATGCAGGCTCATCAGCAGCAGCAAGGGCAGGTACAGCAGCAGGCCGGGCAACTCGCTCAGGCGCACGCACAAGCGGATATCCAGGGCAAGCAGGCTAAGGCCGCCTCCGACTTTGCGTTGGCGCAGGAGCGTAAGGTTAACGCGGCGGCCAAGGTGCACGGCATTCATGCCGACTTCAGTGCGCCGCCCTATGGCCAGCCGAATGTGGCGCCAGACAACCCGCCGGGCGTGCAGGGCATGCAGCCGTCCGATCCCGAGCAGATGACGTCAGAAATGGCGCTCGCGCACCACCTGGTGGATTTGCACAAGAAGGCCGCTGACATCCGCAACACGCAGGCGCAGGCGGCGCTGACCGCGGCGAAGGCGGCGCAGATCCCGCACCAGACCGTGGGCGAGATCGCCAACACGCACCAGACGATGGTGACGACCAATCGGCTCGCACAGACGCCGATCCCACAGCCGGGACAGCCGGCCTAATCCAAGGACACGACTATGGCTAACGAAGCACTCGACAGCTTCCTTGCGTCCGAGACGCAGGGGGCAACCCCGGAACCCACCCCGCGCGAGGCCCCAGAGCCACGCCAGGAGGCGCCGGAGCCCAAGGCCGAGGCAAAGGCCCAGCCAGAGCCAAAGGCCCCTGAGAAGCCGCCTGAGGACGACGACGAGCCGTCCGAGCTGCTGGACCATGACGGTAAAAGCTACATCCCGCAGCAGGTGCTCGAACGGGAGCGCAAGCGCCGCCAG